CTATACCGGATCAAACTGGCACACGATGGCTGTTTGAATTTGAAACGGAAACCGATGGAGTGTATGGGCCAGAGGATGATCCTACTCGGGTGCTAAGACAAGATGCCAACGGAGTTCCTATGCTACGTGAACTCGATAACGACTCAGATATTGAATCTTTTTTAGTTACCGAAGGCCCCCGCCAGAATATTTGGTTTGCACCTATTTCCATAAATATATGATGGAGATTACAAATGGTTGAGCCAACTGATATTGAAAAGAAAAGCCTAGAAGCCCACGTGGAACTATGTGCTGAACGCTACAATGCGTTAGAAGATAAGATGTCAGCTATGAGTGTAAACATTGCTCATCTTTGCGACATGGTCCGAGAAGTTAAATCTAGTCTTAGTAAATTAAGTGAAAAAAATACAGATAGATTAATCAGCTGGGGTATTGGAATCATTGGATGTCTGGCCGGATCGTTAATTTATGTAATAACACACTACGTTATTAAATGAAACCAGACCAAGATTTTGAACGCTTGTTTCGCCAGGAATTTAAAGAGATTATTCCTAATTTGATCTGGCAAAATGACCTGGGCGAGTACGAAGCCTTTGGAAAATATCGTATTATTCCTCGGCGTCCTGGATATCAAGTATTTTGTTCGGCCACAGAAGTGGGCACGTTTTACAGCACTAAAACAGCACTCAGTTGGTGTATAGCCGACAAACACAGTGCCCATAACACAGCACGTGAATTATTAACAGTAGACAACAAATTAAACGCATTAACTCAGGATATTAATACTAGAGCCGCTATTGGTGACCGTAGTCAAAACCCAGTGTTGCGTGAAACAGTTTTAACCAAGCTAGAAAGCAAGATTATACATAAAAAACAACTGGAAAATCAGTTAACCAAATGTGTAGACTGGGCTAAATATATGCAATTAAGAGGATTTAATAATGAAACTCAACGAATTGGCCGTAGCCAACCCAACAAAACAAGCCGCTAAGGTTTTTGAAAGCTATTTTGGAACTAGTATCAAATTTGATACTCTTTCTCGCCGCCAAGCCCAGGGCTTACTTAGCCGTGTACGCTCATTAATTAGCGAACATCGCCGCACCTCTCAATTCCATCGGAGTGAACAAGATCCAGCATATCTTAAATTAGTAATGTTGGAACAGGCCTTGTCTACTCAAGCTGTTGCTCCTACAACAGGTTCTGCACCACAGCAAACTCCCCAACAACAACAGGCCGCTATGACCTTGCAACGTCAACAAAAACACCGTCAACTCGACGATGAAGACAAACAGTTGACCAAACAACAACAAGATATTACCGCTAGAAAAGCCGCAATACAAAAAGAAAAAGGCATGATGGAAAGTAAAATTGCTCGTCGCCTACGCGAAGCCAGCGAAATTCAACAAGCTCAGGTAGTATTAGCTGCACAAGATATGGTTGACCAAGTTCAAAAGATGAGTGAACAGATCAGTGCCATGCAGTTTAAAGATTTGCCAGCCTTGGTAGATCAGATTAAGAACGAAGTTGGCGTTGATCAAGCCACTCAGTTCAACGGTGACGCAAGTGCTGCATTAAGTGGCTTGTTACAAAACTTGCAAGGGGCCAAGACTCAATTGGAATCCGCACTTGGTGTAGTTACAGGACAGGCTCCTACAGTGCCAGGTGAAGAAATGGCTCCACCAGTTCCTGGCGAAGAACAAGTTGATATCAATGCTGAAGTTCCAGCCCCAGGTGGTGAAGAAGATATTGATGCTGAAATGGATGCTAACGTCGAACCAGCCGGTCTAGGACGTGACCGTAGATAATGTTAATCCGCGAAGTAGCTGAACTTGACAGCGGACCCGATACACAAAAGTTAGCAGCGTTGAGTCAGTTCCTGGCACGCCGCAGCGATGATGAGTCAGCTAAAAAACAAATCAGCATAGATGCTTTTATAGGACTTGCTAAAGATCAACTAGTCAATGTAACCAAAGACAATCTAGGTGATCTTATCAATAAACCACCACTTAGCAATATTCTTGAACCTCTTGATCCAAATAGTGGCGTGGTTCGATTCAAAGGCGACACCGAAGCTGCTACTGGCATGAGTGTAGACCAAGCCCGTGCTGTGGTAGATTCTAATGCCAAAGCGGCAATGAAACGCCGTCAATAATCAAAACAGTTGTAAATAATCCAGTAACATGTTATAATATACAAAGGAGTATACAATGGCCTATTCAGAAAAAGTAATTGATCACTATGAAAATCCACGCAATGTGGGCAAAATGGAAATAGACGACACAGTGGGTACCGGTATGGTCGGTGCACCTGCCTGTGGTGACGTAATGAAACTACAAATAAAGGTTGAAGATGGAATCATCACAGATGCTAAATTTAAGACTTACGGTTGCGGATCGGCGATTGCTAGCAGTTCGCTCGTTACCGAATGGGTCAAAGGCAAAACGCTTGACCAAGCAAGCGAGATTAAGAACTCAGCGATTGCGGAAGAGCTTGCCCTACCGCCTGTCAAGATCCACTGCTCGATACTGGCTGAAGACGCTATTAAAGCCGCAGTAGCAGATTATCAAAGCAAACATTAATGACACCGGCTGACATACAAACATTACAATTTGAACCTACTAGTTATTGCAATGCTAAATGTCCGCACTGCGGTAGATTTGACAAGGAAGGAAACGTTCATCCTGATTTAGTTTTATCTCATGTTGACATTGATACTATATTAAAAAATTTAGAATTGTCAAATTTATCATCTTTATCTGAAATTATATTAGAAGGCGATAAAGGCGATCCAATTATGCATCCTAATATAGAAAAGTTTATTGAGGGCTTTTATAATTTGCCAAGCCGCCCAACTATAACTTTAATGACTAACGGTGGAATACGTAGTACTTCTTGGTGGTCAAATCTAGGCAAAAAATACCCAAGGGTGAAATTAACCTTTAGTATAGATGGATTGGAAGATACAAATCATCTATACCGTGTTGGTGTTAGTTACCGTAAGGCTATGGAAAATGCCCGAGCATATATCGATGCTGGCGGATATGCCATATGGAAATTTTTAGTATTTCAGCACAACGAACATCAAATTGAAGAAGCTAAAAAAATAGCTCAGCAGTTAGGATTTTCAGCTCTGCAAATATTAACAGCAGACCGCAGTAGATTTGATGGCCTAAATCAATGGCCTGTAAAACTAAATGGGGCATTAAGCCATTATATATCGCCTCCGTCGGTAGCAATCAATGATAGAGAATATTTTATATATAAAAAATTAAATTTTTCTCATAAGACTTCTCAGATTACTAATAGAATTTGTCCTAATATAAGTCGTGGCCAAATATATATTAATCACCAAGGATATATAATACCTTGTTGCATGATGCATTTTGACACTGAAAATGCCTATTTTGGTAAAGATCAATTAACAGAACTTACTGAAGGACTAGAAAACCAATCTCTACTAACAAATAACATTTCACAAATCCTGCAAAATAAATTCTTTAATAATAATTTAATTGATTCGTTATCGGGGCCTAAAGAACAATGGCACTTTAATTGTGAAAGATCATGTCATGATCAAATTGTTAAAAATAAGAGTGAATTATGATTCAAGTAACAGACACAGCCGCTAAAAAAATTAAATCTAACCTAGAAAAGCGCGGATCTGGTATAGGTATTCGCATAGGTGTCAGAACTACCGGTTGCTCCGGACTTGCTTATGTGTTAGAATATGTAGACGCAGTAAATCCAGAAGATATTGCATTTGAACAAGATGGTTTTGTCATTGTAGTTGATCCTAAAAGTAGTGTATATTTAGATGGGCTTGAGGTAGACTATGTACGCCAAGGCCTCAATGAAGGTTTTGAATTTAAGAATCCTCAAGCAAAGGATTATTGTGGGTGTGGCGAGTCATTTAGAGTTTAAGAAAGAAAAAATTGTATAACCCAAAATTTCAGTACCATGAATTAAGCCGCACCAGTGAAGAAGGCAAACGTTTATACTCTACCCCAGATGGTAGCCGAGTACCTAGTGTAACAACCATCTTAGATAAAACAAAACCTGAAGAATCACGAGCGGCCCTGGAACAATGGCGCAAAAATGTAGGCCATGCCAAGGCGCAACAAATCACCACAGAAGCCGCCAATCGCGGAACACGTATGCACACCTACTTAGAGCATTATGTAAAAAATAATGAACTAAAAGATCGTGGCACTAATCCGTTTGGTTGGGCAAGCCATTCAATGGCACAGACTGTGATCGAGGACGGGCTGGTAAACGTCGATGAGTTCTGGGGTGTAGAGATTCCTTTATACTTTCCCAAGCTGTATGCAGGAACCACAGACTGTGTAGGCATACACAAAAAAGATGAAAGTATATTAGATTTTAAACAGACCAACAAACCCAAACAAGAAGCCTGGATTACTGACTACAAATTGCAACTTGTGGCCTATGCACTTGCTCATAATGAAGTTTACGGTACAAACATACGCAAAGGTGTAGTATTAATGGCAGTAAAACCTCCTGTAGACGAAATGGGCAATCCGCTAGCCCGTCCTGTTTACCAAGAATTTGTACTGAAACCTGAAGATTTTGACTATTGGTCAGATCAATGGTGGCGTAGACTAGAGCAATACTATTTGATAACATGACTTATTGTTCTGCACCATTTAACTCGATTAGAATAGATGCTACTGATAATTTTCAAGCAACATACAAACCTTGTTGTGCTTATAAATTAGTTGAGCATACGCAATATTCTGGGGTTGCAGAATATTTACAAAGTTCAGAATTAATTAAATTACAACAAAATTTTTTAGATAATATAACTCTTCCTGAATCTTGTGGCGTTTGCCAACAACAAGAAAATCAAAATCAAGTTAGTCTACGTCAACATTTTAATTCAAAATTTAATCAATCACAAAAAATAACTCAGTTAGAAATATTTCCTGGAAACGTATGTAATTTACAATGTTTCATGTGCAGTAAAAATTTTAGCACAGCATTAGGCGCCGAACAAAAAAAATTAAATTTAATTGATAACTATCAAGAAATTAACAACGTAGACTCCTGCATTGAAGCCATTATGTCTTTACCCGAGTTAAAAAATGTTAGTTTTATTGGCGGCGAATTCTTTTTAACTAAGAAAAATCTTGAAATCCTTGATTTGCTGATTCAAAAACAAATACAAGTCAGAGTAGTTACCAACGCTACAGTAATTTTGCCAGCTCATCTGGAACGGTTAAAAAAGATACCTGGGTTAGAATTACAAATAAGCATAGATGGGATTAATAACAGTTATGAGTTCATGCGCTATCCTGGAAAATGGAACACGGTAGATAGCAATATTCGTCGTTTGAAAAATGAATTGCCCGATGCCCAACTAAATTTTAATTTTGTAGTGCAACCGTTAAACATACAATACATGATTCCAACCTTGGATTATACTAATCAGCTGATAATTCCAACAAGATTAACAAATTTAATTGAACCTACGTGGTTAACTTGGGTTATATTAACTGATCCAGAAAAACAACAAATACATCAATTGTTAAATCAACAACAAACACAATATAAACTTACTACTCAACAAAAAACACAGGTTTATAATTACCAAGAGACTCTAGAAAATACTACACCAGATTTGGCTTTAAGACATGTGTTTGTTCAACGAATGAATAAAATCTTGCAATATCGACAAATACCCGCAGATAAAATAGCACAGCATTTAGCAAAGTTATCAACTCTTTTGAGTTAAACACAACTCTAATAAACTGGTAAATACTGGATAGAATTCAAGGAAGACTAAATTGGCCATTGTACAAATATCCCAGATCACTAACCGTAAAGGGTTAGCAGAAAATTTACCACAGTTAGCTGGTGCTGAGCTGGGCTGGAGCACAGACACTCGACAGCTATATATTGGTAACGGTACACTAGAAGATGGTGCCCCTGTCATTGGTAACACTGAAATTTTAACAGAATTCAGTGACATATTAAACTTTACCAACACCTATACCTATAAAGGACAAGCAGCCGGGTACACAGTACAAACAGGCGCCACCGCTGGAACACCCGTAACCTTAAGTTTACAGTCGTGGCTGGATCAGTTTGCCAGCGTGCTAGATTTTGGTGCGGCCGGCGATGGTATTACAGACGATACGGCAGCTATTAATCGTGCCTTGTATCAATTATTTTGCAGAGAAGTTAATCCACAGATTCGTCGCAGTTTGTTCTTTCCAGCAGGGGTATATCGTGTAACCGGTTCTATTAATATTCCACCTTATGCTACCCTGTATGGTGAAGGCAATGACAATTCTGTAATTGTTATGGACGAGGGTGTGGCTGATTATGTGGCTCGTACCGCGGATAGTTTGCAAAATACAGGAGTAGACATAGGCAATGCAGGAGCAACCCCTCCAGAATATATTACTATTACTAACATGGGATTTACACACTCTGATCCTACAAGCAGTGTGTTCTTAGTACAAGATGCAAACAACTGTCGTTTTCAAAATGTAGGATTCCGTGGAGCGTCAACTACCGCGGACCTAGACTCTGATGCCAATGGATCCATTGGTGTAAGTTTTGCCAGTACTGCCGGCCTTGTTTGTGAACAAATTACATTTGATGGATGTGTGTTTTCTAATCTAGTCTGGGGCATCAACACCAATCAACAAACAAAAGCAGTTACCGTTTCCACCAGCCTGTTTAATATTTTATACAGAGGCATTGTATTAGGAACTGCAACAGTGACAAATGGTGG